TAACGGCGGTACTGCTTTGCGAACTCTTCAAGTCGCTTTTTAACCTCTGCAGAAAGAGGGAGTAATTCTAAATTCTTCATGTTGCATCAATTTACGATTTGACAATCGGGTTAATATTCATTTTAAAAGGTGGGGGAAAATCCCCCACCAGAATCACAATTTGATAAGTTCCAACTTCTTTATGTCGAAAATGGCAATCTGCTTATTTTCACGCCCGAATTGCTTTGCTTCTTCAAGGTTGGTGAAAATCCGGACACTGTCAAAATAGAACTGTTCGTTCTCTTCATTCAGCCATCCGCCGACTTTCTTTTCGTGCATAAAAGCATGGTTAAGAACTCTTTCCAGTCC